CTTCCAGCCAGCGACATCGAAGACCATGTTGGTCAATTCGTTGATGTCCAGCTTCATGCCCTGCTGGCCAAGCATTGTGTGCACCGGGTCGGTGACAAGGGTCTGAAGCAGCATCGGCAATGCCTGTGCCATCTGACGCTTGACCTGCATACGTGCGGCTGCGAGGACATCAAACGTGACCTTGGCATTGAGGATGTCAAGGTGGTCTCCCTCGTAAGCCTCTGCCAATTCATCACTGAGCAGTTTGCGGAGAGTCTCCAGCGGCAATAACCTTCTATTCATTTCGTGGAAGGCATCGAGCACTGGCTCGAATACTTGGTCGCCGATGCGCTCAACAAATGCTTCAAGACGTGCGCCTGAGCCGCCAGCCAGAGCATTGACGCCCGTGGCTGTGCGGGTGATGGAGGACTTTCCTCCGCCCTGAGGCATATTGCCCTGCACAATCATTTCATTGGCACCTGAGAGCGATTCTGCACGGGCTTCTGATAGCTGCACTTCGGCGAAGGCTTCAGGAACTGCCTGAACCCTATCCATGGGCTTGATGGCATTCACATCTTCAACTTTTAGAAACTTGCCGAGTGCCATGCGGATGTTCTGCACGGGCACATTCTTCCCAGCCTGAATCAGGATGGGCAAATTCAAGTTGAAAAACACTTCGTCAAGGTGAGCTTCCGTCAATCCCTTTTGGGTGAGCTGCTCTTCGCCAATGGTCAGGCCGAGCCCCAGACCATAAAACGAATTGGGCACATCCCACCAATTGACGCTAACGAACGGGATACGGCGGAAGGGATTGCGTTCATTGCGGATGACATATTTTCTATTCAGGACGGCTATAACCTTGTTCTTATCCCAACGCTCCAGAATCTCGAACTGCTCATCTGCTACCGGGTCCGCCGTTGATTCCTCATCGCGGGGCATTGCCTGATGGTTCCAATTGGTGGAAGGATTGGTTTCCATCGCGGACAGCGGGGAGAATTCCTCAGGCGGAAAGCACAACTCATGAAGCTTGGCTTTTGATGGGATGGTATAGCCCTCGTAATTGCGAAGGTCTTCCAAGTCTTCGGCAGACATCTTTATGCGGTGAATGACGAACCTGGCCTTGCGAATATCTGGGACGCGGAGACTGGGGTCTACGAAGACATGGCGAAGGTCGCAGTTTTCAAACAAAGGGCGGTCAATCTGCTCCTCAATTTCCTCAACCTCAATGGTGTCCGACTCCGTTGTGTGCAACTGCTCATCCGGCAGTCCGGGGACGGTGGAAGGAATCGTTACCGGGTCGGCAGCACGTTTGTAAATCTCATCCTTCTGGGTGAAAGACTCCCAGTTCCACTTGGCAATCATTGTGCCGAAGGTCAGGCAATCGCGAACACCAAGGCGTAGCTCCTCGCGGAACCCGCAATCCTCAAGCTGGTAGTGGAGCAGAGCGGAGATTGCGCGTGTGGTGTCCTGCGAAACTGACGGGCGTGGATTGAGAACGAACGGTGGGTCATCGCTGAATAGCCCGTTGATAATCTGGGGCTCGATGCTTTTAACGTGCTTGGCAACCGTGTAGTAGTTAACGCTGGCACGAGGGACATTTGTGTCTTCCCAAAACTTCAATTCCTGAGGCGGCTCATACAGAAGCTGAGCCTTGTCCCATCCAAGGGCGTACTGCTTGGACTTGAGCCAAGCTTCCGTGCGCTCAAAATCCTGCACGACAATCTTGAGGGCACCCGAGTCCTTCGGGACACTGCCGATGCTCACTTCGTTTTGTTCGATATTTCCAGAGGCGGGGACTACAGATTCTTCTAGGAGGGACATGAGGAGGGCACTTTCAGTAGCGGGGGTTTAGTGGGAGCGGAGGAGGCTGTAGCCGAGTGCTCCGTCGTAGGATTCCGGGGTGGGGTCAATCGCTGGCGTGTCATCGCCGAAGAGCATGTCGTAGAACACTTGCTGTTTAATTTCCTGCACTCTCTCTGGAGAGGTGACTGGAGCGATGGTTCCCGCGAGGAAGGAAAGATTCATGACCAGTGTGGCGAGGGCGTCAGCATGGTCATCGTGGCGAAAGTACGGGTAGGCGGTTAGCTCTTCGAACAAGTACTTGAGGTTTTCTACATAGTTGGCGAACCAGAGACGGTCTGCCCGAAGCAGTGTGGCGAGGAATCCGATGCGGGTTTTCTTCGCACCCTCAAATCGCGGCGGGGTACTCCAGCGGATGGGAACCTCCACCTGTGTCTCCTGCGCGATGCGGACGATAGTTGGCTCAAGGGCACGGGCACCCTGCGCGTCCTCAATAATGGTAACTTCTGGCTTCCACTGCTTGGCGGCTTCCACAATTGCGGCGGCTTGCTGTACCGGGTTGTACTTGCCCCTGATGATGTCGATGACGAACAGGCGGTTCTGGTCATCTACCATGCCAACAATGCCCACTGTCCAGTCCGATGAGGCAGTTTTGCTGTAGCCAGATAAATCCCAGCAGAGATACTTGGTGCCAGCGAATGGCATCCCGTCATACGGGATTTTGTGGCGGAGCAGCAAGTCGAGCGGGAAGGATTTAACAAGCTGCTCAATGTTCGGGTCGGGGTTGTTCAATTGCTGGCAGGAAAACTTGTACGGGTCTTCCCTGTACTGTTTGTGCAGCCAGCGGAATCCCAAGCGTTCAGGATATAAAAGCTCAACGTCATCAGCTTTGATGACTGGAGTCCCGAAGGAATTCGTCTCCAGTTCCCGGCCCTCTTTGACTTTCCATGCGCTAAGAATCAAAACTTTTGTTTCCGGCTCTTCGCCCTCATCAATGGCTTCCTGATTTTTTCTGAGCAGGTTTCCGTAGGCGTCCTGACCGTCATACCGCGTGCCGATGTAATCGCGGTAGGAGCCCTGAGGCTCCATCAGCGGCGTGGTATCTGCGAAGGCGTCAACCACCTTTTTCAATTGTTCCGCTGTACGGCTGTTCACTTCCGTTACGCAGTCATCAAGTTTCAGAATCTCGTAGTGGCTACCAGCCTTGGTGGAATCAATGGTGGAGACGGAGACCGTTGGCTCACGCCAGTTCTTGGTACGCGGAACGGTGAACTCATCTGCAACGCCCCATTTTGCTTCCGGGTCTACGGGGCATAGCTCTGGGAAGAGCGCACGCAAGAGAAGGTTCAATTGAAAGTGGGCCTTCAGTTCCTTGACCATGCGGTATGCAAGGTCTTGCGTGCCAGTCAGAATCAGGATGCGGACATTCGGGAAGCAGAGAATCCACTGAACAATATCCGCTTGGTCGAGCGTGGTCTTCATGCTGTTACGGGGAGCCAGCAGAAGACGCTGCTTTACGCTGTCCTGCTCATAAATATCCTTTAACGGATTTTTCTGGACGAAGAGGCCGCACATCGCACCATGGACAATGGCGTTCAGAGGTATGCCAAGGATGTCCTTCCCCAAGAAATAGAGGTCGGTCTGACACTTGTGGCGAAGTGTTCGCTTCGCTTCGGGAGTCATCTTGGCTATCAGTTCGGGAGTGAGTTGGAGCCTGGCCATACGAGGGGGTATTGCGGAGATGTATTGCAGGGATATGCTGCGGGAAATTACTGCTTGAGGCGATGGATGTTCTTGGCTACATGCTTGACCGCGTCCTCAGGCTTGGTGAAGACGTGCTTCTTTGCACGCATCGACTCGAACCCGGCATTCTTGACGCGCTCACTGGCCTTGGGGTGATGCGTTACCACCACGCCATTTTCGGCGGGTTCAATCTCCATGCGTTCAAGAGGCTTGGAATCGGTGGGCTCTTCTTGCGGTTCAGCGGCGTCTTCTGCGGGTGACTCTACTTCATTGCTTAATGGTGAATTCATTCTTACCTTTCCTTGCAAACACTCTCTTGTGGGTTAGAGGTTATCTTCCCAGCCGACTACGTTAATGAAGCTGTTCGTCTGTGCGCCTATGTAAATGGTCGAGGTTTCTAACATGATTTCAACCAGCGACTTACCCCAAGTAGCTCCGCCCCCAATCGGGGCATTGGAACTGTTTAGAAATGTGCCAGCGGTGTTGTTTGGCGAGACTGAGACTTCAATACTTCCTGAGCTGGTTCCCGTGACCACTAATCGAATAGAGCTTGCGGTGGTGGGAACGTAGGAGAGTACAGAGAAACCTATCCATGTTGGTGTCGTAACATCGCCCTGCGTACCTTAGCACAGGAGCGGCAAGCCTGACAGGTTCCCCCCGGATGCCACCTTGTATTGCACCTTGCGGCCATATTGGGTAAATGAGAGCGGGTACTTATTGACAGCGTCGGT